GTACAACAGCGTCTGCTAATCCTTGGGGATTTTATCAGATACAAATGCCTGTTGTTTGTGGCACACCAGATGCCATTGAACGATATCTTACAGCAAAACAATTTGAACCTGTAGGTATCAGTTTAGGAAGATCAGGCAGTAAACCAGATGGCGAACCGGTTTATTTGATAACATTTTTTGCTAACGAAAGAAATGAATCATTAGTGACTATGGATATACCATCAGGTGTTGAAAGATGTATATTGTTTCATTCTTTTGATACGGCATTATTACCTCCTAAACAAGGTTTATAAAAGAATTTAACGTTGAAGACTAGATAATAGTCAATAGGGACGGCGGTGCGATACCGCCCACCTCCACCATTCACTTAAAACATCTTAGGGTGCTTTAGGGGGGTGATATAGGTTCGACCGTTGATAAAAACTAGTTGGAGTTAGATCGCTGACAACGTAATGTCAAACTATAAATGCTAACGAAAGTTATGCTATGGCTGCCTAATTAGGCAATCGGCGTTAGGTGAGTACGTGGCAACAGAAACTCACCATTGACAAATACTGAAAAGTATGATATATTATAAATAACAATGCTATAACACACAAACACACAGGAGGATATTATGGCAACAACAACTAAAAACGCTTTTGAAATCAGAAGCGATCTATTAGGTCTTGCTAAACAATTAGCAGACTTCAATTTCAATGCTCAAATTAAAGAGTATGAATATTCAATCAAAAAAGACGGCGATCAAGTAGTACAAGAATTTAAAGCTCCTACTATATCGGCTGACGACATCATTGAAACAGCAAAGAAGTTTAACGACTTTGTAACTAATGGTGATGTAAATAAAACTATACAGGAAAACATTGAAAAAGGTTTAGAAGTAACTAAACCATATGCTGAAGCATATCAACAATATGTAAAAGCATTTTACCCTTTTCTGAATAAGAAAGCGTAATAATGATACCGTATAATTTCTGTGAGTGGAAATATATCACTTACGGCAAGAAAAAAATGAACAAATTAAAGAAATATAAAAGTTTGATATTAATGAGTATGATACCAAGTATAACTTTAATTTGGATATTATTGTTGATTTTACAACAATAATGGTATAATGGGCGGTGAAAGCTAGCGGGAGTAACCGCCCTTTACTTTTTATTAAAAATATGATATAATGTTCATATGATTAAAGTTTATTGGGCACCTTATTGGAATGATACAACAACTGATTGGAATATATTATATGAAGATCCTATACAACAAAATCAAAATACTTTTTCTTTCAAAAATCCTATAACTACTGAATTTGAAGTAGTTAATGATAACATACATTATCTATCAAAAAATAATGTCAATGTATTTAAACAAGGTACTTTTCAAAATAGAGATGATTACAAATATTATGTTAGATACGGTATGAGTTTTGTATTTCATAGTGATGAATCAGTTAATTTAAAACTAACAGGCGAACATAATGATTTAACATTAATAAATTATTCTAAAGACATTAGTAAAATTTTTGAAATTACTCATATAGACTTTTTTTTAAAAACAAATAAATTTAAAATTAAAAAAAATGATATATTGGTAAATTTTCATTTTGATAGTAATGTAGAATTGATTCGATTTGAAATGAATGAAGAAATTAAAAATAACATAGATTATCCTATGTATCCTAATTTTAAACAAATGATAATGGAGAATGTTTTATGAACTCAAAAGAATTTAGTTTGAAGATAGAAGAAATAGTCAAAGAAAAAAGATGTTCATATATGGATGCCATTATATGGTACTGTGAACAAAATGATTTAGACGTAGGAACTGTAAATAGTTTAGTATCAAAGACATTAAAAGAAAAAATTAAAATCGAAGCAATTGATTTACGACTTTTAAAAGAAACTAAAAGTGGTAAACTTCCTGTATGAGTAAATTAAAAAATCCATTTAAAAAAGTTTTAGAGAATGTAAAAGGTACTCAATATGTTAGTAGTAAAACTTTCAGTGAATCAGGACAAGTGATGAGAAGAATAAAAGAAGTTGCTATTGATGAACACGATATACAAAAACAATTTGAAAAACAAAATGGGTTATCTGATTTTTTAAAAATACCTATTGATCCTTATGATGTGTTTAGAGTACATTATCCATTAGCACCTTCAGTGGATAGAATAGATAATAAAAAAGATTATTATCCTGATAATATTGTTATTAATACAAGATTTGAAAATAATGGTTTAAATAGATGTAAACCAGAATATTTAGAACAAATAAGAGAATTTTTAATAAAACATTTTAAGAGTTGTTAATATGTATGGCGGATTTGATGTTTATAAAATTTATTTGGCAGTTAAATTACATTTTACATCAAAAAATTATGACTACTATAAATATGAGGGTAAGGTTAACTGTAAATTAGAAACTTTTACAAAAAGAAATGATAGATACTTCTTTCATAAATTAAGTAAAAAATATGGACAAAATGAAATACTTGATTTCTTCGTTGCCAACTTTGCTACAGATGATAAGAAATGGATTGGTAATTTATTACAAAATGATGGTAAAGATGTTTATTTGGATTTCAAAAAACGCAAAGAAGCATTTACCTATCATTTTAGGAACGATTTGGTACGGATTAATAATGATTTTATTTCTAATAATCTTTCTTTTAATGATGGTTTTCTTTGCTCTAATGGACAACATCCTAGACTTTTACGATTACTTATTCAAAAAAAATTATCAATACAAACCGCAGTCGTACTTGACAAAATTTTATCGTTTAGCAAAAATTGGGACAAACAGATTAATGAAAAAGTTGTATGGACTAAAATCTCATCTACGATTGCCAGAGTAAAACCCTTTATTAAATACAATGAAACAGAATGTAAGATGATAATGAAAGAAGTATTTTTAAATGCCTAAAAAAAGTAAAACTTATATTCACGTGAATCAACACGTAATTAGAGCTAATAAAAAACACAATGAAAATAATCCAGTTATCACCATTAAACAAGGTAGTAAAAATACATATTGCCACGAAGTTGAAATAAAAGGTCCTTCTAAGATTATATACAGTGGTAATGAAAAACCTATTTTAAATTGTGGGGCTCGTGTTGTTATAGAAACAAATAGTGAAATAGAAGTAATAAAATGAAAAGAGTTTTTTGTATAGGTAATGGTGAAAGTCGTAAAGACTTTGATTTAGAAACATTACGACCTCACGGTAAAATTTATGGTTGTAATGCTTTGTATAGAGATTTTACGCCTGATGTTTTAATTGCTGTTGACCACGGTATAATGCACGAGATATATCAAAGTGGATATTGTTACAATAATGAAACTTGGTTTAGAGAATGGAATAGATTGCCCGCTGAAACTTATGAATTAACTGTTTATGGCACAATTGATAAAAAAGAGATAGAACAAAATTTAAAAAAGTTAGGTTCATTTATTAAAAACAATAGAACGAATGAAACAAAATATGTATTTCACGGTATTAATTTAGCTGGTAAAATTAATGTTATAACTAAAAATAAAGAGATAAAGCAAAAAACAATAGATCACACAGGCATATATGCTACTTGGGTACGAGATGATGATAAAGCAAAAAATATTTCAGAAATAGTAAAACCTAGAGATAGAGGATGGGCAGCTGGCTCTACAAGTGGATTAATCGCTTGTTTAAATGAAAAACCAGATGAAGTATATCTCATAGGACACGATTTAAATAGTAAAGATAGACTTTTAAATAATATATACAAAGGTACTAATTGCTATGCCCCAGCTCAACAGCAAGCCATACCATCTGTTAATTGGATAGATCAGTGGTATAAGTTGTTTTTAGAGTATAAAGATGTAAAATTCTTTAAAGTAAACGAATTAATAGAAGATAGAGAAAATGGTATCTATGTAGATGATGTGGTAAATAAACCAGTTTTAGAGTGGGAAGGTAAAGTAAAGAATTTGAAGTATATTGACTATAAAGAACTCAAAAGGCGCTTGACTTTATAGACAATATATGATATATTAGTATTAATATGTTTGATAATTTTATATACAGATTATGTGATAAAATAGTTTCATTTTGTGAGAGAATACAAAATAGAATTAAAAATACACCACAGAAAAAATGGTTAAAAGAATATTTTAAACATAAAAGTCGTATAAATAAAAATGATACCGAATAATACAGGTAACACAAATACAATAATAAGGAGAATACAAATATGGATTTTGAAACATTAAAATCATCCGCTTCAAACTTTGATAAACTTACAAAGGCACTTGAAGCAAACGTCAATCCCGAAGAAAAAGAAACCAAGAACAAATACCAAGACGACAGACTTTGGAAACCAGAGTTAGATAAAACTGGTAACGGCTATGCTGTTATTCGTTTCTTACCTGCTTCTAAAGATGAAGAAATGCCTTGGCAAAGAGTTTGGTCACACGCTTTCCAAGACAAAGGCGGCTGGTATATTGAGAACTCATTAACAACTTTAAATCAAAAAGATCCTGTTAGTGAAGAAAATACTAGATTGTGGAATACAGGCGTTGATAGTGATAAAGAAATCGCTAGAAAAAGAAAAAGAAAATTATCATACTACTCTAACATTTTAGTAGTATCTGATCCTAAACATCCAGAAAACGAAGGTAAAGTTTTCTTATTTAAATTCGGTAAAAAGATATTTGATAAGATTGCTGAAACAATGAACCCAGCGTTTGAAGATGAAAAACCAATTAACCCATTTGATTTTTGGAAAGGTGCTAACTTTAAACTGAAAATCAGAAAAGTTGATGGTTATTGGAACTATGATAAATCCGAGTTTGAGGGTGTTTCTGCCGTTGCTGATAGTGATGATAAAATCAAGTCAGTATGGGAAAAACAATATGCTCTAAAACCTTTCGTTGATCCTAGTAATTTTAAAACCTATGACGAACTTAAAGAGAAACTGAATAGGGTAATTTCAGGAACACGAAACACTGAAACTGTTGAACAAACGGACCTCCCACCAAAGACCAACGGTTCAGTAAAAAGTCAGGAAGTCAAATCTTCACCGACAAGTGATGATGACGAAGATGATACTTTGTCATACTTTAGTAAATTGGCGGAAGAAGATTAATCTTTCTCTCTCGCTTTCTAACTTTAAAGGGTGCCTAGTAATAGGCGCCCTTTTTTTATAAGTGTCTATTTAAATTAAGGAAGGTATCATCATTACTCTTAGCGGCATTAGCAGCCACGACTTGTTGAGTAGATGATGAGGCAACGTTTTGAGGTGCGGTAACATTATTAATTACTACTGGTTGACCACCTGTTTGACCAGCTTCTAATGATAAATCTTTTTTAGCAGTTGTTGGCTTAATTTTTTCTGATCGCATTTCAAATTCTATGCCTTTTTTTTCTGATTGTATTTGAGCAGCTGTTAAAGGTGGTAAACCTACTTTTTCATTACGTTCATTTTCTAATTTGACAATGGCAGATAATCTTTCATCAGCACTCATTCTCTTATATTCAGGAGATTCCATTAAATCAACAATCTTTTTATCATATTCACTATGAATTTTATTTCTTTCTTTAATTTTTCCTTTTTCTTCGTCACTTATTGATTTTACAGTTTCTTCACCGCCGGTAACTGTTTCTGTAGTTGTAACTTGTTTAGTTGATTTAGATTTTACTTTTCTTTCAACAAATTCTTTTTTAGCAGCCAGTTTTTCTTCTTCTTCTTTTTTAATTAATTCTTCTAATTCTTTTTCTTTTGCTGCTAATTCTGGATATAATTCTGCTTTTGCTTTTTCATAACCTACATCCCAACCACCATATTTTTCTTCAGCCAACTTCATAATTTTATTTTCAGCTTCA